ACCTACGAGCATTCTTTTCTGTTGTAGTGGTGAGTTGTGCTCACCCTGTCAACTGGGAGCAGTGTGTTCGTGTGGACCAGTGGCTCTTGCCAGAAGTCAAGGAAGGGTATAGACTGTGGACAGGACAGACAACACCGTATCAAAATGAAAAAGATTATCTCGACCTCCCTTCTAAATAGTTAGACGGGAGGTTTTTTATATGAAGCCAGGAGATTTTGCTAGGAAAGCAGTAGGTGGAGCATATCTAAGTAGGACAAATACCCTCTTTGATAAAGCTCTTAACTTAAATGGAAGAGTGAATAGATTTGTTACTCAAGATGGTATAGTTGAAGTTGGTGGTTTTGAGATAATTCAATCGGTTCCTGCTGGAGGAAAAAATAAAAAGAAACTAGTTAGAAAATACTATGATTTTTCTAACATGAAACGTGATGCAAAAATGATTGAAACAGCAAAGCATCATTTTAATTCTATGTGTATGGCTGGTTTCAGGGGTAAGAATAATATAGAATTCACATGCAACCATGATTCAAATCCAAATTGGGATGCATACTTAGACCTATCGGACTTTGAGAAGACGGCAGAGTTTGATGGGCAGGGATCTAATAGTGAAAGTAAAAATCTTGGACTTCAGTATGAAGAAGATTTGTTTGATGCTTTTATGCAAAGACAACGAGGGGAACCTATTACTAAGTATAAGGATCATGTAGAGCATATAGTTACAAAGATTGAAACTGAATATAAATCCGCGATAATTGATATAGAACACGCTGGAACAAAAGATACTGGAAGACCTTTGAAACGCGATGGGCAGGGTCCATATATTTCAAATGGTGGTTCTTTTAATTTGAACATTGGAGCTAAAATTTCTGATATTACACTTACTCTAAAGAATAACAAAAAGATTTATTTGTCTGTGAAATTTGGTAATACACTTTCCTTCTTTAATGTTGGTGTTAAGAAAGAAATTTTTCCTGAGTCCGACATGAAAGCGCATACTCTTAAACATTTTGGTAGAGAGTATCTTGATATGTTTGATATTGATCATGATGATTTTTTAAATATTTTTGAAAAATATAAAAAAGAAAACACTTCAGCAGTAGTGCCAAACCATTTACGAAGTGTCACACTCTCTGGTTCTAAGCAGGCAGCTCTGGTAAGATTGATCAAGAGTGGAGTTGGACACGGGTACTGGATGACTCATTATGATGGTGGCAAACTTCATTTCTACGAGGTTGATCAGGAATATATGAACCGTGCTGCAAANCTATTGGGAAACAAAGTGGAACTTCAGTATGGTGGGGCTGGTGGTACAGCAAAAAGAATCAATATGAATTTTGAAACCACTGAGTATGATTTTAGTTTCAATATCAGAAACACTCAAGGTGGAATTTACCCAAGCAGAACCAATGGGGACTACTTTAAAAAGTAATGGCAAACGTAACTCAGCTCAAACACTTAGAACACTTAGAGGATGAGATGCTCAACTATGGAGTTGAGGGTTGTAAATCTGCGGTGTCATTCCTAAAAGAACTCAAGAATATGTTGGGTCACCAGGAGAGCAGTGGTTTTATGCAAACTAAATGGGATGGTGCTCCTTCTCTTATTTGTGGGACAAACCCTATGAATGATATGTTCTTTGTTGGAACTAAATCTGTATTTGCAAAGACAGAACCAAAGATGTGTTACACACATGAAGATGTTGATGCTTACTATCAAGGTGATCTTGCTATAAAACTTAAAACATCTCTTGATTATTTTTCTGGACTTAATATTCAGGGAGTAGTTCAAGGAGATTTGTTATACACAGAGACAGATTTAAAAACAGAAACTATAGACGGAGAAAGACTTTACACATTTAGACCCAACACTATTACATATGCTATTCCAACGGATCATCCTATTGGAAAAGCAGCTAAACGAGCAAAGATTGGTGTAGTTTTTCATACACATTATACTGGAACTTATGTTCCTGATATGCAAGCAGCTGCTGGTGCTGATATTAATGGGAATGCTGATGTTCTGGTGATTAAGAACGATACACCCATGCATAAGGTTGGATTTTCTCGTGCAGAGATGTCAAAGTTTGATTCATATATTCGTAAGATTGAACGCATGTGTCAGATTTGTGGTCCTTTCTTAGATGAATTGGTTGCTGTTGGTGGTAAGACAGGTGACGCCAAGTTTCATATTTCTAGTTTCTTGAAGCAGTTTTTTAATAGTGAGATCAAAAATGCTCGTACTATTTCTAATGTAAACGAAGCGATGTATGACATGTTGAATTTCTATGAGGAGAAAACAAGTAAAGAACTTGCCAAGATCAAGACAGTTGCAAACCTGACCAAGAAAAGATCTCTTGTATATGATAGTCAGAATTACGTAGTGGATAATGTATACAAGTTCAAAGCAATGCTTGCACTATACAAAGAACTGCAATCAGTCAAGCAAATGGTTATAGATAAACTGGATCACCTGGAAGAGTTTAGAACATTCGTTCAAACTGAGAAGGGATATAAGGTTACAACTCCTGAAGGATATGTTCTTCACAAAGATGGCAGTATGATCAAGTTTGTTAATCGCCTGGAGTTTGCATACAATAACTTCACCCTACAGAAGCAATGGCGTTAAATTGTAATACTTGCTACTTTACATTTGGTAGGTTTCAACCACCTACCACAGGACACAAAGATAACTTTGATGGGGTGAAACGTATCGCGGGTAGTCATGACTATCGGATCTATATCTCTCAGACGTTTGATACTAAAGGTAAGAACCCCTTACCACCTGATCGTAAATTGTATTACATGAACTTGATGTTTCCAGAACATCGTGGTAAGATAATGTCTGGACCCAAAGATCCTGTTGCTATTATGCAGGACTTAATGTTGGGAGGATATAATGAAGTTGTATTTTTAGTTGGATCTGATCGTGTTAGTGCGATGCAGTTCTTGCACAAATACAATGGTAAAGACTTCTCGTTCCGAAAGATCGAGATACAATCTTCTGGTAGNAGAGATGCTGATGGAGATACCTTTGCTATNTCTGGAACGAAGATGAGACGTGCGGCATTTGCTAACGACTTTAAAACATTTCGTTCTGGTATTCCCAGAGCATTGAATGATAAACAGTGTCAACAAATGATGATTGAGATACAAGATAATCTACCTGCGAATTTTAAATGAAAGATTTCAAGAAACTACGAGAAGAAGCACTACGGCAACAACAGAGACAGGAAGAAATATTTAAAGAAGGTGATGCTGTTATGTCATCACGTACAGGAGAGAAGGGACATCTNCATAGAGTAGGTGGAAACTATGCTATCGTAATTTCTGAAGAAGGTAATATGTTTAGAGANTGGATTAGGAATATTAGATCTATAAATAATACGAGAAGAACCTCCTTGTTAAACGATGAAGTATCAGAAGACAGTCNATAGCGTTAACAATAATGACGAGTTTTCGTCTGAGTTGATGGAAGCATATGGTAAATGGATGGGTGGAGATACCTTCCAGAATACTACCATCAGCGAAGCAGCATTTAATGGTATGGTGCAGCAGTCTAATGGTGCTGAAATTGAAGACACTACAGTAAAAGCAAAGAAAGCAAAGAAAGCGGTTAAGAAAGAAGAAGTAGAAGTTCTTGAGCGCGAAGAGTATGAGATCGATGGCGAGATTTATGTCATCGAGAAAGTTAAGATGGATGGCAAAGACGACAATGGCAATAGCTCCTGCTGGAAAGGATATAAGAAGCAGGGAACTAAAGCAAAGGGTGGTAAAGAAGTAAACAACTGTGTAAAAGCAGGCGTTGAATATGAAGGTGATGAACTCACTGAAAAGAAACTTGACCCCGTAGGTAAGGCAGATGCTGACATCGACAACGATGGCGATGTAGATAAGTCTGACAAGTATCTCCACATGCGTCGTAAGAAGGTCTCCAAGATCATTGGTATGTCAAAGAAAAAATGAAAACATTTAGACAACTTCGCGAAGATTGTGGCAGTAGTTGCCCCAAAGATTGTAAGAAGAGTTGCTGTAATAAAAAATCAAAGAAAAAAGAAAAGAGCACGGTAGAAGTCATGCCTACTGTCAACGACGGAGAGAAGGGCATGGTTACTAAACCTACTAATGAGTCAAAGAACTATCAGGGTCCTTTGTATGCTCCATGGTCTGCTGTTGTTAAAGGCAGAGGTTTTGATCCACTAGAAGAATCGTTTGAAGGTGGCGTAGCAAAAGCAAGAAAAGACTACCGTTCTGGAACACTTTTAAATTTTAAACAATTCATGTCAAAATTGACAGACATTTTAGACGAGTGGGAGAAATAAATAGTTCATGCTCTATGACATGAACCAATGTTATCCTTTCTACTTCCACTAGCATCCAAAATTATTTCTGATGCTGTTAACAAAATTCCAGAAAATGAAGAACTGGGCGAGAAACTTGTTGAGATCTGTCTTGCTATTCTTGCTAAGGCAGTTAAGTTAACTAAGACTGATATGGACGATCAACTTCTAGAAGTTGTATCGAAAGCGATTGCTGCTCGCGAAGATTCCTGAGAATATAAATAACCATTAGGAAAATAAACGCTGAATAAACATGTCTCTATACGGAAGAACTGACAGCAATGCAAATAAAACCAAAGCTGGTGTAGGCATTGCAGCGTCAAGTCAAGCAAAAACTACAGTCTTCGTTGACGAGACTGAAGCACAACTAAACGAAACCAAGTCCCGTGGTATCACTGGTCCTGGTTGGTGGTCTTATTTCACCTATACTGATTCTTCTGGCGCAACTCGTCATAAGGCAGAGCAACTTATTTTTGTTGCTAATCCTGATGGCACAGAAACTCAGGCAGATGATACCATCGCAGCAGATGTAGCATCGGCAGTTACCATTACGGTTCAACCTGCTAACTCTACATCTTCCTCTGGTGCTGGTACTTACACCCTCACCACTACGACAACAGGAACACCTGGAGCACTTGCATATCAGTGGCAGCGTCAGACTGCAGGCGGTAAGCGTTGGACTAACATCACTGCTTCTCTTGACACTGGCATTACCTATGCAGACTTCACGACAGCAACTCTTGCTTATAGTGCTCTCGCTGCTGATACTCTGGATGGTAACAAGTTTAGAGTCAAGATCACCTCTGCGGGTGGTACTGAAGAAGTAATTTCTGATGGTGCAGCAACACTAACCTTCGGAAGTTGATGAATGAACTTCAATGAATTGACGCCAGACAACTGGCTCTTCTTTGCTATTCAAAATTATAACAACCCGTCGTCAGTAACTTATAGTGATTTTGAAGAAGACTTGAAGAGATTCAAGTATATCAAACGATTACTAAAACGATATGAGACGACGGGTGAGTTAAAAACACATCTTATTTTAAATCATGTGATTGTATTATATAATGTGTTTGGTGACGCAGCAACTCCGTTGTTGTTTTACAAGACAGAGGCAACATATTGGAAACAGATTACTGCTTTCATGTTGTTTCTAAATAGATTACCACTTAACTTTACTGATGCTGACGAAGAATGTCTAAAAAGTCTGAATCTAATTTAAATGAAATGATGGCAGGAGACGGTTCTGGTCTTCAGTTGCCACCTGCTTTTGTTATGGTGAATCCTAGACAGCACCGTAAATATAAAAAGAATAACCAAGACAAAGTTGATGGGCGCACATCAGGTGCTCGCACTCTCTTCGACCGTATACAAAAAAGAAAAATGAAAGAACAAGTAGAATCACAAATTGATGAGGCTATTGTGTCCGATACAGAGAGGGCACAGAAAGTTATCCAACAGGGTAAGAAACTGAATCGCCAAAAAGAAATGCAGAAAAAGCGTAAAGAGGCGAAAGAAAAAATGATGAATAAGTCTAGTGAGATGGATACTCTCATGAAGGCACGTATGTCTGATTTTAAAAAGAAGGCAAAGGATCAAGAAAAAAAGGTCCAACAAAAAAATTCTTATGAACCCACAGGTGAAATTATGACTGAAAATCAAGATGTAGTTCAAGTTGCATTAGACGTTGCGACATCAGAACTTAATCCACAAGGTGAAGGATCATTTGCTAAGGTACAATTTGGNGATGGATCTACACAGAACCTTGATAACTTCTCNGCAAAACGTATTGCTGCTTGCTATGCTCAATTAGATGATAGTCATAAGCAACAGTTCCAGTATCTGCTGAATAAAGATGCTTCTTCATATCAAACAGCACTCAATTTCGCAGTAAGGAACGTTTAAGTATGGCATTCGGTCTTGGTAGATTAGCAGTATTAGAATCAAAACTCGATATTTATGAAGACCTCTCGAAAGAGATGCTTGACAAACTNGAAAGAGCAGTAGGCACAATCTCNGANAACAGCAACAGAGTTGCTGTGATCTTGGAGCGCCATGAAAATCGTTTGGATGAATCTGAACGTGCCGATAAACTTATCATCGGTATGCTTGAGGAGATGAAGGA